GTACTGTATATTTATTATTATTTAGCGCTGTTTAATTAGAATTATTTAATATTGTTTAATTACTAATACGTAATACAAAGCTAGCTAGACCCTATACAAAGCTAGCTAGACCCTATACAAGACTGGCCTTTTCTAATACCGCAGCAGCCGGGCCTCACCAGCCATCACCAGCTTGCGCAGCAGCAACTGCAGCATCTTCCGACCCATGCGAACTTCTTAAGATAGTTGATACTGCTACATTATCATTAACATCAACAACTTCAAGGCAACAATCATTGATCTTAAAAAATGCTAATTGACGAAACAATTGCGCAACCAAAATAATATCATTAATAGTTGGTCCGCTAATAGCCCAGCTCACTTCTTCCCAATCTTCATTAACAGAATACCCAACCACTTCTGTGATTATTGCATCTGGAAATTCAGAGCGAAGATAGCCATGCAACAAGTTATGATAAAGGCGATTATATTTATGGCTTGCAAGTTTGCCATGTGGATTGCAACCAGTGATTACATAAGCTGGATAATTAAATTGAGACTTTATTTGTTTATCTTTCCAACAAAGCTTTGATGCAGCAAACTTTTGCCAAATTGTAACAGTAGAAGTCATGATAAAAGAAAAGCAATAAACAACTTTTAAAAATTAAGCATTCCTCTCAGCAGCGGATAGGGCAGAAGACGATGGGTCAAACAATTGTTCTTCGTCATCATTATCTTCTTCTTCGTGATAATCGTAATTCTCGTCGCTGTCAAAATAGTTCATGCTGCCCTCTGTAGTTTTGCTACGGTCATTGCAAAAGTTTGAGGAGATCGCCCACTAGGCCGCTTCAGCTCATAGCCATCGCGATCAACAATAGTATCGCCAGCACTATCTACGTGCCCCTCCAGTTCGCGATCCCACATGCCAACGCAACGATCTTCATGAAACACTGCGATAGTGTCCTCGCCATCTTCCATGGCAAGGCGACAATGGGAAAGCAGTTCACTAAAACGAGCGGCTTGATAACTCATTACTGTGGCCCCATAGTAAGGGCCATTGTCTTTGTAAGTGCGAACGGTGCAGGTCATGATTTTGAAACAATGGGAAAGAAATAGTTTTTAATAATGAAGGAGGGGCCTGATGGCCCCTTTGTGCAAGCTTATGCTGCTTGCTTTTGCCATTGCTCTATCATCCAGCGTTGACGGTCATCGGCATTTTCAAATAATGCAATCGGTTCTTCAAGGCCAGGTCTAGTGCAAAAGAATTTACTGGTAATGCGCTGACCGGACTTTGCCTTGCGGAAGTCTGCTGTCCATAGGTGAAAGCCCATGCAGGATGCTATAAGGCTTACTCTGCGCTCAGTGTTTACATTGCGGCAATCGCGCCACCACTGGCCCTGCGTGGATGAGAAGCTGCTGTTGTTGAAGGTGAGGCTGGTCATGGCTTTGAGAAGGGAGAAAGGTGGGCTTGCGACTACTTTATAAGCTATTAAGTGGCCTAATGGCAACGTTGTAACAAGTTTTACAATTGGTCAAAGATGCCAGCAACCATCTCACCAGCATATGCCTGAGCCTCGCGAAGCTGATCGAGGGCTTCATCGCGCTCGCTGCGAGCTTGGTAATAGGCACCATTAGCCTGAGGGTAGTAATCCCTGGCATTTAACGTAGTAGCAGCTAACGCATCAATAGCTTTACCAATGGCATGGTATGCAGCAGTGTATTCCTGCTCTAAATCAGTTTTGCTGGTGCCGTTGAGGTGAAGCGTGGGAAAAGTTGCCATGGTGGTAAAGCAAAGGGGAAGCTCGCGCCTCGTGAAAAAAGAATAAATGATTGTGGGGCCTAGTGGCCCCTGGTGTCACAAAACTTTACAAACTGCTTCCATTAGTTGCTTTTGGCTAACTCGCTTGCCATTAACGTTCCATGATGTATTTCGGCTTAATTTGCTATTTATGCAACGATTAGAAATGGTGCAATTAATTTCTTTCCCATTGAACTCTTCTGATGCCTGGCCATAGCCTGAATTACGATGGGCAACATAAGCCTGATCGTAAAGCTTGCCGGTGAGAACAAAAGCATCTGCGTAAAGCTCATGAGCCCCTACTGCTAATAATTGATCCTTGGAAAGATATTTCATGATTAGTTAATAACGATGTGGTGGCTGGTGTTAGTGATGCGCAAATGGTTCAAGTAATCGTCGTATTTTTGTTGCCATTCGGCAGCAGTGTTGAAGAGCTTAATGAAATAGTCGGGATCAGGGCAGCCAGCAGCTAAGTAGCCGTTGACTGTTTCCAGCCAGAACTGCTGCTGCCTGGTTACTTCGTCGCCGTAAGAAGAGAATGGCATGGGAGAAACTAAAGGTGAGGGCTCTCGCCCGTTGAAAGAATAGTAAACGATGGAGGGGCCTGATGGCCCCCTTTGTAACAGAACTTAACAAAAAGTAGTGCGACCATTGGAATAGGCAAACCATTCCTTTTTTCCTTCGGGGGAGTCCTTGCTCAACGCTTGCCAGTGCTGAGGTAACTCTGCACTTTCGATGCGAGTGCCGGCAGGAACCTTAATCGAACCCATCATGGTGGAGATGCTCCATTGATCTACTACTGGCCCATTGATATACCACGCTTTGCAGACGTGCAACAGGCCGTGAGTTTCTAATTGGCGAGGATTAACGGCACCAATACGCGCTTGAATAGGGAAAGGCTCGTGCCAATCAGGCAGGGTGATCAATAAAACAAGGCTATTTAGACCTTTGAATGCTGTGTAGGAATCAGCAGTGGTGAGCTGTTCAACTGTGTGATTAAGGCTGGCCATGATTGTGAATGCAACGGTGGTGGAAGCTCTCGCCTCCGTCCTTAAATTATTGCACTAAAAAAGCCAGGAAGCTGCTCCTGGCTGATTAGCTTTACTTATTGAAACAATTAGCGCGGAGGATCAGTGCCTGGTACGACTTTCCATCGTCTATTGGTGAACAAGGCTTTTAAGCCTTTTGCTTTTAGCTCTAGCTCTTGCTGAGAACCATTACCGAAATGATGCCAAGTTCCAGCAGGATCGCGAGCCCATAATGAAAAGCCAGCATCTGGCCTAGTGGCAACTGCTGTGCTCATAGCTGGAACTCCAACACTTGTCCTTTTGCTTTGATGCTTACCACCCGCTCACAATCAAACGAGCGCCATGCCCCGGCACCATCATTTTTAGCAATGGTGAAATCACGGCAGCGAATGATTGCAGGATTCTTCAATGCATAGCCAGTGCCTTTAATTTCTTGGGCATCAAGGGGATTGAACTGCAAAGAGCGCTTATCGCCATTGGCCTTGATGAAATTAACGCTGATAATGCTGCTGCCAGCATTGTGGATGAAGCTTTTGATGAGAGTGGTTTTGTCCATGGTTTGATGGTGGTGGGATCTCGCCCGTGGTGGTGAATTAATTATTGCCCATGAAGGGCAGAAAAGCAATGGCCTGAATGATCAGCTTTGCTTATGGTGCAATTGTACTAGGAGCATAAGTGAGGCGGCAATATCTATCGGGGTGGAGCAGTTGACAGGCAGCTAAACCGGGGAGATCATTTGCCGGGGGCTCCGGCACGATTAAGGCCAAACCAATCAAGCCAGCGGCAGCACCTAACAGGACAATGGAAATGCGAACAGAAGGAATGTGCATGGTTTTAGCTGGAAGGCAATTTCAGATTACAGGATGAGCCGGACCTTGCAAAGTGCTTGTAATTTTCCTTTACAAGGCTGGCTGGATCTTAAAGAATTAGCGCTGAAAGCTCCTCCAGGAGAAGCAAGCACCATTCTTTTCCTTTTTTAGTGAGCAACTTTTGGGCCGTAGAATCTGGATCTTTAAGCTGGAGCGATGGGAATGGAATGATGATGCCAGCTTCTATTGCGGCAGCGCGAACACTTTTGATCTCGCCACGGTTTAAAGCATCAGCCAACTCTGGCGCATCACGACGCAGGCGGGCTTTTAGGTAGGCGGCGCTATTGCTCCTGTGTTTCAACGGGACAATGTCCCCTTGATTCTCCCTTGCCTGCACTGATCGTCGGTCGCCACCATGCTCCCCGAAAGCCGCTGCAACAAGCTCATCAGCCTTGATCACCTTGCCAGAAGTAACCTTGACGCCTTGAATCAACCAATCCACCCATTCAGGAGGCTGTTGTACATACTGCTTGCACAGTGTGTCCCAGTCAGCAAACACCTCAGGGTGGTACTTGCGCCACTTTTCTAATTGCGAGATAGCACTCCTGGCATCCATGCTGCCACTTTTAAGGCTAGGAGCAATGCTCTGCACGAAAACTTTTTTCGCAGTTTCAGGCGATTGATTTGCGCAATGTTCAGGGGGAAGATCGGGGCGTTTCATCAGGAGATACAAAGAGTGGGGAACTGCCTGGCAAAGTCCTCGCGAGACAATGATCGAAGTTTTTCATTAATTTCGTTAATAAAAGCATGGCGCTCTGTTAATTCACTTTCCCCCATTGAAACAGTACCAAAACCAAAATTACGCTTAAGCAAGGTATTAATTGCTTTATTGGTATCAGGTAGCCTTGATTTATTGAAATTACCAAGAGACAATGCGCGAACCACATTGCTTGCAAGTGTTTTTACAGCTTTTGCATTAGCGCTACGAGCTTGTTCAATGCGATCAGTACTACCCATAGCATCAACAATTTGTTTTTCTGCTACGCCAATATTCATCTCTAACATAATGTCCCGCATCATTTTTATTGCCATTAATTCAGCCTCTGCATCATGACCACGAGCAACTGCAATTGACTTCACTTCTTCAAGAAGATGTTGATCTTTCGCTTTTTCCATAAGGCCATCGACAATATGGACATTTAGTAATTCCACGTCTCCAAACATGATTGGAGGAATAGCGTAAATAGGAGTCACATCGCGAAGACTTCCTAACGGCTTTCGGTATTCATGTGGTTGCAAATCCTCCATGGAAAGAAAGTAATTCTTAGCTGGATGATCTTCGCTAATAAAAACATCACACAAATCCTCCTCGTATTCAAGGCTATAGTTACGTCGAAGACCACGACCGAGTTGTTGCATTGCTAAAACGCTTTCGCCAACATCATTAAGGAAGAGCATTACGCTACATTCCACGCAGTTAAAGCCTTCTGCAGCCTTGCTTACGTTGATCATTACGTCAAGATTGCCAGCAATAAAATCGCGTAACACTTGTTCATTGATTTCATCTGGACGTTTTTCACCTAACCAATCAGCAGTAAGATCCCCATACTTCACAAAATAGCCTTGAAGGTGTTCTGCATGTTTTTGATCTCTAGCAAACACCAACATACGATGATGTTTTGTCGAGGGAAGATCTTTTTTGTCAAGCTTCTGACGTTTGTCATTTAAACAATCAACTGCTCCTTGAACTAAGGTGCTTATATATTTATCTTTGTAAGCAAGAAACTCACGGGCTTCGTTTTTAGCTCTGTGTTTAGGAACACCAGCAGCTTTCCTAACTTCAATATAATCGCCTTCTAATTCACTAAGTTCCTTTGTAGTCATATCATACATTTCACCGTTAAATTCAACAGTGACAGAATAATCATGAACATGAGTTCTAAAAGGTCTAATAGCTTTTTCATTAATAGCATCAGCAATAGCCACTTCAACGATTAATTCGGGATCTTTCATTGCCACTGGCATCCCATCGGTGCGTTGTTTGGCAGCGGTTAATCCAAGAACAAACTCAGGATTTTGATTTAGCAGTTCACCAACAGAAAGCCCCCATTGGTTCTCCTCTCCATAGCGATGCAATTCGTCTAATGCAATCATCCATCGTTTGCCTGGATAATTCAAAAGACGTTTAGCTACATCTAAGTTATTAGTAGACATCAGCGATTGGCAAGTGGCAACAATAACCTCACATTTGTCTTGAATTACTTCGCGAGTGACAATTTTTAGCAAGTTTGCACTAAGACGATAAGCAACAATTTCATCGCCCCATTTTTCTTTAAAATCAAATTCAATGCCTCCGAGGTAACTAGAAAGTTGTTCTTTGGATGGCACAATAATCATGAGCGCATCAACACGCCCTTGAAGCTTTAAAAGCTTATAAGCGAATTCAATGGCATCAGTTTTTCCGTAACCAGTGGGAAAAATTGCTTTGGCCGTATTAATAGCAGGATTAGCAGCAAGACCACTGACAAGGGCCAACTGTCCTTCGCGAAGACTGTACTTTTGATTGTTGAGCAGCAAGCTTTCAGTCAGCTTTTGCTGTGTTTTGTTTGATGACAAGGGAGACATAACAACTCCAGATTTGGAAGGGATGTAGCGCCGCCTTCCGAATAAAGATGTCGATGATGAGCTTCGAACTTGTCCGTAAGTTTTGTTTTGCAGCAGGCACAAAGACCTTGCTGATCAAGCAGTAAAATACTGCATTGCCATTGATTGGCGTAACGAGCTTTAGGATTGAACATCAGCTATGCCTTGATAGGCTCATCGACCCTTGATGGAGGCGACTTACAAAATATAGCGCAAAAAAAAAGGCAAGCATAGTGCCTGCCTTTGCCTTCCTCACACCAGAGGACTATATCACGGAATGGCAGACTTTAGCAACACCTTGGCCGGGGCTAGCAATTCTGCTGAAAGCACCATAACTCAAGTCCAGATCACGACCAGCAATAAATGGTCCTCTGTCTGTCACTGTAACGACAACGGTTTTGCCATTGTTTGGATTGCTTACCAGGAGCCTGGTGCCAAATGGTAGGTAGCGATGGGCCGTAGTAAGGGATTGCGGATTCATCGGCTGACCATTAGCCATTGTTTGCCAGGCATAGCCATCACCATGACCATAGAAGCTGGCATGAGAGCACATTGAAGCAGCCCCCACTGCAGTAGGCGCAAAAGCACCAAAGGCAATGGAAGCAGAAAGAAAAATTGATTTAAGCACTGTTTTGGGGAATAAGGATCAAGGCTGCAGATCTCGCTGCAACCTTCATATTACCACAAAAGGAAAAGCTTGTGTTTTAATGGTCCTGATGTTATGATTATTTTGTTGGTCGGTCCTCCCCGTAAGGATGGACGGCTTTGACAGGAAGGGTTACCCCGTAAGGGATGCCGGGCGCTCATGGTTAGCCTGCAAGGCTTCCTGTCCCTTTGTTGAGGAGCCAAGCCATCGGAGGCCAATAGAAAGAAAGGGGCCGTAAGGCCCCTTCTTCTTGCAGTAAACTAAATCACCAACCACAAAACCATGAAAGTTAACGTTCGATTAGTGCTGGAAGATTTAATTGCAGAGGGCATTGCTTTAGGATATCGCCGTTCGTTTAAACACAATGACAAACCAACAGAATCAGATATAACGGAACATATCGAAACAGCAATATGGGAGAAGATGCATCAATATTTAAGTTTTGACGATGATTTTTAATTATTTATGCTCATCGAGTTGCTTATTAGTGGTTTCCATCACATAAGAATAATAAACATCTCTGCCCCTTAAATTCCAAGGGTCAAATTTTGGGTCAGACATACGATATTCACTTTCCATTTGATACCAACCATAGCTGAGTTCCTCAAAGAAAGCACAACGGTCTATGTTGTCATCGTAATCAACAAATCGGGAATGAATGCAACACCCCCAAGACCACCAAGCATCTTCAAACCATTTTTTCATTTTACTTCTTCTCCAGTTTAGCAAGTTTTTCCTGTGCTATTTTATAAGCACGAGCAGAACTTTCCATCCATTTTTCGGCATACTCTTCACTTTTGCGTTGTTGTTCTTCCCAATCATGATTTGCCTGACGATATGCCTTCATATCATTAGCATATGCTTTATGCCGATAAGTGAGACCGTCTTCAATAGACATTTTCATTTTCCATCTAATTGATATAAAATATTAGCAGCATAAGAACCAAAGTCGATCTTTCCTAACTTTGTACCGCCACAATATTCGGGAACATTATCCATTAAGTATTCATCAAAATAAAGAAACACACGAATTGCTTTTAGTTTATTCCGTTTATGAGGTTCCGCAATCACCTCTGCAACCATCTCAAAAAGTTCATTTAATGTCATCGGGCAATGCCTCCAATGCACGTCTAATGAGGATGTGTTCATCGGTGTTAATTACGGTCATTTGAGTGGGATAATCGGGACCACCAGCGGTAGCCAAAATCGCTAGCGCTTCCTCCTTTAAGGTCGGCGTCAGCTCAGGCTCAGACAGGGCGGCGCGGGCGCGTTGGCATAATGGATCTTCGTCAGGAGCAATTACCCAATGCGCGTACCCCTCATTTTCCAAAGCGCTTAATAGCTCAGCGCACAGTGCGCGGTAAGGATTAGTCATTTTAAACTCCAATTGCAGCAGCATAAGCCGCCAGGTAAGCAAGCTGATCGTCAGCGGTAGGAGCTGCAGTTAGTTCATTATGCTCTTTCTCATGCCTTTTTACTGCCGTTTTTAGGATGATTAGCAGTTGCACCATGCTGCCCTGATGGCAAGCCTCAACGCCAGGAAGCAATTGCTCCAGCGTGGTAATGCTGTCCTGAAGCTGTTTTACCAGCAGGAAGCAGTTCACTACGGGCTGGCCGAAGTTCATTACTAATCTCTCGTTGCTAAAAGCAGAAATGCTGCCGTTGTATTCAGTTTTAATCATGGGTTTTGTTTGGAGGCTCCATCATCATGCCCATGCCTTTCCCCATTGTCAAGCCTGTCAGCAATTAGTAAAACTTATGCTTATTTCCAACCTTCTGCAATCATTCGATATTTACCAACTTGTTGAAAAAATACATGACGATGGGTGCGTTCTATTACATTACGAAATGCTTGTCGCATCTTTCTACTTATTTTCTCTTCTGGTTCTATTAACCAGCTTTTCGCCCAATCAGCCACTTCTTCAATATCTTTTAAGTCATTAGTACGTGCCACGAAATGATTACCACGTTCTTCAAACTTACGCCATATTGGATGTACTGGTGGTTCTTGAGCAGCAATTGCTTTTGCCTTTGCTCTTAATAATGGCGGCATATAAAGCAGCACCAATGGTGGAAAAGCAATGGGATCAATGGCAACAGGACTAAACATGAGCTTCCTCCTTTAGTTGATAAGCATTTACAATTGCTTGACCTGCATTTAATTCCATTGCTAATTGCATTGCCATTGTTTCATCTCTTGCAATTAAAGAAAATTGATCACCATTACCAAGAACAATGGTGAAGACATCCATTATATTTCCTGTTATCATTTGCTTTGCTCCAGGTAATCTTCAAGGGAGATGTTATCCTTCTCCAACTTCTCTAACATGGCATGAGTAATTGTAGTTTTTATCATTTTTAACCATTGCTCATCACCAGAGAATGAACCTGTTTGTTGCAATAATTGTAATACTGTAGTGAGACGACTTAAGTCGTCCATAATAGATAAACCTTCTTGAATGCAATCATTATTAATTTGTTTACGTAAGACGTGAGCATGATAATTATGCCATTGATTCATGCAAAATAAAATAATTTGCCTATATGTTTCATCACCATATTGATTTACTAAGGTAGCAATGGAATTAGCAAATACAGGCGGCACTCCAACTAATCCTGCATCATCAAAATAAGGCGTTAAATTATCATCAATGGAGGCAATCGTCTCTTCTTTAACTGATTTGGCTTGACGAAGGAAATCGTCCACTGAAGAAAAATCCATGGAGCAGCAAGAAATGCAATACCAGCATGACGGATATTAGCGCAATTGTCAATAGCCCCATGATTATTTCATACGCTTATGGTTGCTAATTTCGACGGGGGTTCAGTTGGTTCGTCATTTTCAGCTACGGTGAAGGTTGCATCAATTGCTTGTGCTTTTTCTTCTTTTTCTTTTACATCACCAATGGTTTTCGCAATATCATCCAAGAAATTCTTATAGCTTTTCTTTTCTTCGCTTTGCGGCTTGATTTCATATAGCCCTAGAACTTTTGCTTGCTGCTCCAAACAATTCCTTGCAACAGTAAGGAACGATGACTCCCCTGCCGATTCTGTAATGGTAGTTATCTCTCCCCTTTCGGAAACTGTAGTAACAATTCGCTTTTTGCTAACTTCAAATTGTGATAATGCTTGTTCTTTTAATTCCATCGCTTCATTTAATAACCTAGCGCGATGACAATCCTGGCTTTTTAATATACTTTCAGTCCATAGACTTCTGTTCTGTTGTCTATCAGCATTAACTGTTTCCTTGCTAAGTTTTAATACTCTTGATATTTGCGAATTACTTAAGTTTGCTGATAACAATTCTTGTACCATATAACGCCTTAAACCAGTGGTTTCTTTTGTATATGGAATCTTACCAGGACCATTACCAATCTTTTCTCGAATCTTCTCCACTTGTTCAAGGGTCAAGCCGGAATCTACTAATACTTTTAAACTATGACGCACCTCAGATTGATCATCAGGGAAATTAATAATAGGAGTTGCCATGGTTAAAACAATTGCTCTTCTTTAGGAAGTGAATATACCAAACTTTCTTTATAGCTTAAAATTTTGTAATCACCTAAATCATCAGCTAATTTCTTGGTTTCTTTTAGTTCTTGCTCCATACGTACAATGATATCATTATATTGTTTATTAGCACGTTGTTGTAGTCGCACTGAACCATGAGTTGTAGATTCTTTTTCGATGCCATTCTCTTGCATAAATTGTTGTATTTCTTCTCTACATAAAGCTTCAGCTTCGTTAAGTACTTTTTGCTGCAATTTAATACTTTCTAATTTTTCCGTCAATTCACTTAAGCCATCCATGATATCAACGGTCATGATTAGACAATGGCGAAGGGGCAAAGTTACGATCAATGAGTTGGGTGATTTCTTCTAAGCTTGAGCGCCAATGGCGCTCGCCCTTTTTATCTCTTACTCCATATAACATTCTGCTTTTAGGAGATGCACCACGATCAGGCGTTGAATAGCCATGATGATTTAAGACAGTCACTTCCAGCCCTCTATGTTCCAATGCTGGGAGCACTTCAGGAGAAATAGGACGAAAAGGCATAACAAGGTGCAGTAAACATCATTAGCTTACCACAAAATTATTAAAGGTAACAATGAAAAAAGAGACGCAGATCGCTTCATAGGCGAACTGTAGCTGTTTTTTTATGCAACCTTGAAGGAAAGCGAAAGAAAGTTAAAGCACCTTATGAATGACGACCTTGTGGTCTACCTGATCGTACGGTGCTAAGCGAAAGGAACTTATGGTTTTACCATCGTTTCCTTCTATGCGAAAGCGCCGGAGGGCAGGAGTGCTTAGGAAACCCTAGGCGCGTAGATAAGAAGGAAAACCTTCGGGACGATTCTACGCACCCCCACCAAGCTCAAATGTGCCAGTCAAATAATTGGCACAGAAGCTTTAACCGAACCCTTTAGCAAAGCCTTTGGCAACAGGCTCATCTTCTTCCTCTTCATCAGCATCATCAGGCAGGATCACAGTGAAAGGCATATCGAGGGGAGCTGCTGGCGGATCGAGGGGAGCTTCCCATGGATCGATGGGAGCTGAAGCTGGCTGATTGATGATTACCACAAAAAAGGATGCAATGGTTAATAAATTCTAATCGCAATTGTTTTCATTAAAAAAGGCCCCAAAGGGCCTTCGTGAATTGTTTTGTTTGCTACTTAAAAGAACTCTTCCACTACTTCTGTCACTTCCTTCTCTTCTATATCAGGGCCAGCCCATTCTGCTGCTTCATAATCCCACGAATGGTAAAGCCTAGTTTTTTCTCCATTGGGACCAGTTTGAAAGCTACTGGTAACTAAGCCTTGACGGCGAGCCACTTCCAGCATCTTGCCTGCAGTAGATAGCTCCACGCCTGCCAGCATTGACACCTCAAGCCTGGTAAAGCGCTGGTTCTTACGACGCTTCACAGCACCAACACATTGCTCCAGCTCGTTCAAAGAGCCGCTTAATGGCCCTGCATAATGCCAGCCATAGTTCAATGAATCGCGTTGCAGCATATGCTTTCCAGTGAGGCCGCTTCTGCTTTTCGTCCATTCAAAATGGAACTGGTTTGGATCACCACAATTATCAGGACGAGTAAGCTTCACCACTTCGCTCACATTATCAACAAAGCTGCTTGAATCCCTGGTGCCACCGCTTTTGTTTAAATGGTGTAAAATGCAAATGCTAACTTTATATTTATTTGCAATATCACGAAGGCCATAAATTACATCGCCCGCATTGCTACGAACTAAATCAACTTCCATGCCTGCAAGGCAAGCCGTTAATGAATCAATGGCAACAAATAAAGGGCGATTTTTCCTTACGTATTCTTCTAATTGATTTATGTGGCCAAAACGCCAATTCTCCCAAAAGGCAATAGTGCCTTCTTCTAATCCTGCTTCCCTATAACCAATAACGTTTAGCTTTTCGCTGGTATCAACTAATGGCTCATCCGATTGAATGATCAAGCTTTTTCCTTTCATGCATCGTCTGCCGCTCCATTCTTGCCCTAATGCAACATTTAATGCCCAGTTATAAATTAAAGTTGACTTACCCGTGCCGCCTGATGCAGCAAGCAACATTACGCTTCCTAATGGCATGATACCTGCAATCAACCATTCCCTGCATTCTTCAGAATTTGCAATGGTAAGCGCATCAATTGTTTCAATTTCTTCACGGCCATAAATGCGATATTTTGCATCTTCAATAATTTTATCAATATTCTGTTGACTCATCTTTATGCCACGTTGCTCTAACCATGATGTAAATTCATAAACAGTGCGGGCATCATTGGCGTAAAGCCCAACAAAATTTTCAATGGTGGCAATAATTTCTTCATAAGATGGCTTACCGTCTTGCCCTTTATGACGGCTAGTTGTAATTGAAGCTAATAAATCATCCTTATCAACACCTTCTGCAATGTAATCAGCTAGGTCTAATCCGTTGCCACTAGGAAGATTCCGCCATTCCCATGATTTAGGATCTGCATATAACCATTGAGCACCAGGATTATCAGTTTCAATTTCACGCATAAATGCCACACCTTGCTCATCACGATCAGGCGCAAGCACTAACTTATGCTGCTTAAATAATTGTGAATAATCACCATTAGTACGGTATTGTTTGCTGCCACCAAGGAAAGTAACTGATGGTAAACCAATACTCCACACTGCATCACAAGTAAGTTCACCTTCTACGATTACTATTGGCAATCCACTTTCTTTGCTAAATTTAATCGCTTCATTGTATTTATAAGGCAGTATCCCGGCTTTTATTTCTTGTAATTGCACCTTATGGCTGGGGAGGGTGTTGTCAATGGTTGGGAAATTTTGCCAAATGCGCTTAGTGCCGCTGGTGTCATCACGATGCACCACCACCACTTCAGTGCCCGTTTTATCGAAATAAGGAAATGAATACGATTGCGCAATACGAGGAGGCTTTTCCCATCGCACCATTGGAGCAAGTTTGTCGCGGATTTCCGCTCTGTGAGCCGGGCTCGGATCGTTGAAACAGGAGTAGGCACCATTGGTTTTATTTATCGAAAAGTCGTTGCCACCACAGGCCGGGCAGATGAATTTGCTTTTATCCTCTTTACTGCTGGTTAGCTGGTCTAAGTGATCAAGAATCGAAAACGTCATTCGGTGCAAGGAATTGCATCCACCATCATTACAGCAATATCACCAGCTTGCAAGGCATTGTGGGCATAAGCAATGCTTATGAAAGAAATAGTGGCAAGGGCTTGCTGAAGCGGTATTGTGGGCATGATCTTCGCGCTAATCATGCCGAAAAGCCCTTATGACGGTGGCAAACATCGCCGCCATTTCACCTTGTCAGATCAAGCATACAATCACCTCACTGCTATTGCAAGCGATGGTGATCTATCGCGATCTGAAGCCTTAGAACGTCTCATTCGTTCCTGCCCTATTTTTGAGGGCAATGCCACGCTTTCAAATGGCGTCTGGCCGTTAATCATTGATCATTCCCTACCATCCCCCTGCCTTCCATGACAATCCACGAATTGATTACAGCTCTCACTGCCGCCACTCAAACAGTGCCTCAAGACACTGAAGTGCTACTGAGTTTTGAACCAAATGCCATGAAAGAAGGCTTTGATTGGGAACACGTTGAGACCATTTCTGACGTGAGAGTTTGCCCCCACTGGCCCCTACCTGGTAACAGCGTAGTAATTCAAGAAACTGAAATACCATCAAAAGTTATTTTGTTTTACGACCTTTGTGATAATTGCTACGAATGACTAATTCTTCTTCTTATTTTCTTTACGATTCCAAATTCATGCAATCACCTGCTGCTGCTTCTATGTCTGATCGAATGAATGGCATCTTTTCTCCTTTAGAGATTAGCCCTGCTGCTTTTACCACTGCTTATGAGCTTGCCATTGGCGAACACGTTGAGAAGAATTACAAAGGGCTTTCGTACCTTTCGTGGCCGTTTGCTTTTCGTTACCTCAAAGAACAGTTCCCTACGCTGTTTGTAGCATTTGAAGAAATCACAATGGGATGGCCAGTATTTGGTCAAACTGGCTGCTGGTTATTGCGTCCATATCTAACTGATGGATGCCGTCGTACTCCAGCGTTGGTATTTCCCATTATGGACAACAGACATAATGCAGTGAAAGAACTTGATGCTCGTCAAGTAAGCGACAATATCCAACGAGCAAGCGTTAAATGTATTGCAACTTTTACTGGTTTAGGGCTCAAGCTTTATTCTGGTGAAGATATCCCCACGAGTGATGAAAAAGAACCTGCCAAACTCCCGCTGCAACAGGAAAGCACGAAGTCTGCTGCGAGGCCAGACACGACGCAAGCACCAGCTACGGAAGCTGCTGCAACACCTGGAGCAACAGGGATTCCTGCCGCCAGTGGTAGTGAATTTAATGGCAAGGAAGCACTTCTTGGATTCTGTAAGGCCAACCCTTTCGATTATCCACAAGAACGCAACAGCATGATGGCTGGCAAAAAAGCGCTTGAAAACTTGGGACTATCAAAAGGTGATGATATTAAAGATGTAGAGATGTTTGGTAATGTTGTTACTACTATGGTTACAGAATGGATTAAAGAAAAAGAAATAAAGATATCAAAAGCTGCAATGGTTACTGAAATCAAAGCGCTTCGTGAAGCATGTTCTGTATCAACAGAGCAAGCATTAAAGGAGGTGGAGGCGTTTGTTGCGGGAAAGCAATAAATCTAGTGGTGGCCCGTTTTTCGCGGGCCTTTACTGGAGCTTATGCCTTAAATGATGATGGTTCCCTTCTTTCCCTTGAAACATTATGACAAGAGCTGAACTTCAACGAATGATCAAAAGGCTAAACGAAGCAAGTGTATCTTGTTTTGAATGTGGAGCTAAATACGGCATATATAGTGTTGGATGTTCATCAGTATGGCAAGGTAAATGTCATATTTGTGGCCGCACAACAGGAATTACTGAAGCAAGAGATTTTGCTTATTTTGTAACTGGTTTACGGCAATTACATTTACAATTAGCAGCTATTCCTAAAGATAAAAAAAAGGTTCCGTTTAATGAATAATATGCTTGCTCGTTATGAGCCCAACCGCATTTCTCTTAATGGCAAAAGGCACTACCAGATCAGCCAGTTCCCGAATGTTCCAGAAGGTATGCTGCTGCCTTCTGTCACCACTGTGCTGTCTTCCATGGCACCAGTTGGCAAGATCATGGCCTTGATTAACTGGCGGAAGCGAGTGGGAAATGAAGAGGCAAATCGTCGCACCAGGCTTGCTGCTGATCGTGGCACCTGGATGCATGGTGTAATAGAAGATTTATTCAATGGCGAAGATATTGAACATCATTTGGAACGCAAGCCAGAATGGCAGCCATATTTCAATGCCATTGAACCCTTCCTTGAATTAATTGACAAGCCATTATTAGCTGAAAGCGCAGTGGCCTGGTGGAACGAAGAAGAGAAAATGGGCTACTCTGGAACGTTGGACCAATTGGCCCTAATGGCAGACGGCTCTATTGCATTGATGGATTGGAAAACCAGTTATAAGATTAAACCAGATTATCAACTTGCAGATTACAAAAAACAATTAGGCGCGTATAGCTTGGCTGCCGAATCAATGTATGGCATCGATGTTGAAGCTGCATATTGCGTGATCAGCGTATACGACCCTGAAGAATCTAGTAGAGAAGCGGAACTACAAATATTGCATATGGATGGCTTTGAGCTGGTGCAGCAGCAGTCCGTTATGCAGGACACTCTTAAGAGATATTTCAACCAGTTCTACCCAGGCGGAAAAGCATTTGCATTAACCATGGATAAGGGGTAAGATAAGCGAGCCCTAAACAAGGGCTCCATTACTCCCCGGAGAAACACTCATGGCTAACAGGCCCCCAATCACCGCTGCAATCGACCTAACTCCTGAAGTGCTTAATGCATTGAAGAAAGCTGGTCCCAATGAGCGCGGTAACTATTCGCTTGATATGGCCGTATGGGTGAACGAAAAGCGCACTTCTGACAAAGCCCCCAACTTGACGGGCAGTGTCAAAGTTAAAGGCGATAAAGATGGCCCTAAAGGCTATGCCAGTGTGTGGCAAAATGACGTTGAAACCAACGACGTTTTCTAAACCATGAAGACTACTGCCATCGTTTTAGTTATCATTATTTTTGCTGGCTTAAGCGCGGTGGTAGCTTGTTTAGCCGCTTGGGCATTGACTGCCATCTGGCCGTCTTTGCCCTTTTGGCCTGTTGCTACTCTGGCTTGGCTTACTGCTGGTGTTTTTAGTCGTTCCTCTGCATCTTCATCATGACCCTGCTTAATGATAAACAAATCAGCCAATTAGCTGAAAATGACATCTTTCTGCCATTCATTGGCGAAAAACGACGCACCCTTGACAATGGCACAAAAGCAATTTCTTACGGTTTATCACAATCAGGTTATGACATCCGATTGTCTTCTGTTGAATTTTTAGTTTATGAACCTGAATTTACAACAGAAAATTTTTTTGATGGTCCAATAGTTGATCCCAAAAACTATCAAGCTAATGTTATTGTTGCAACTTTAGAAGAGCAAGAAGATGGCTCATGTTATTTCATTCTTCCTCCTAATACTTATGCATTAGGTACAAGTCTTGAATTAATATCAATGCCCAATAATGTATTTGCTTTATGTGAAGGAAAATCTACTTATGGTCGCTGTGGTCTTATTGCTAATATTCTTCCCATTGAACCTGGGTGGATTGGCCATTTAACAATGTGCCTAATAAATCCCACAGAAACTCCTATCCGTGTTTATGCAAATGAAGGGATTGCTCAACTTGTGCTTTTTGGCATTGATGAAACCAGCAAACCATATGAAGGCATTTACCAGAAGCAATCGTCTAGGGTACAATTCGCTGCAGTTTAACCATTGAGCGCTCTTGAAGATCAGTTCCTTAGCCTTTGGCAAGCACGATTTCCTAAGTTAATTCTTGAAAGAGAATTTTCTGATATTCCAGCATGGGAAGCTGATTATCAAAAGCGCTATTCCAAAAGTAAACGTTCAAAAAGGTATCGTCTTGACTTTGCTCACTCCAACAGTTGCACTGGTATCGAAATCCAAGGTGGCGTTTACATTCGTGGCCGTCATGTCACTGGCAGCGGTTATGAGCGTGATTGTTGCAAATATAATCTCGCGTACACAAGCAACTGGACGATCTTCCTCTTGACTAGCCAAATGGCCAAGGAAGCTTCATGGCTGTCATTGATTGCCGCTCACATTGCATCTGCTCGATAGTATTACCAGCTTGAATCATTAATTCTTCTGCCGCTTTCAGATCTCTATCGCGACCATCTAAAGCTTGACGAAGTTCAATATTTTCTAGCATTATGCTTTGAAAAGCTGTTTGCATTGAACACCACCCCTGCAATAAATTCAAAGCTACAGGCTTGAGCTGGTTGATGTCTGAACAATCATGAATGGCGCGTTTATTTACCGTTAAAGCAAATTCACGTTCTGCAGAATGTTGGAATGGCCCCATGTTCGCAATATATTTCCGTCCATTGTAATTCATTTCTACTGGGATACTGTATGAAGCCATGGCAAAACGCTTTTCTTTTGTTACTAGGCTACAACTAACCGATGGGCGTAAGCAATTTGTACGGGCCGTGGAGAATGGCGAAAAAGCCGAAATTATGCATCCGGTTTCCCGCCGTTATGCTCTCGCCAGGCTTCCTGAAGGCTATGAATGGACGATAGGAGAGCGAGTGGTGCTAATTGCTTATACGGCTGCTGGTCCAGTTCCCACTGCAATATACGGACTATTCGCAGGGTTGACGAAAGGAAGCAATGGAAGGAAAGCAGCAATTATTGAATGGGATGAAAAGCAAGGCTTGATTTCTGATATAGTTGCGATGCAACGTATCCGCCCCGTTTCTTGCATTCCCAGATGACCAGTTCTCAGTTAGAAACTTTTGCTGCGGCGGCTGGAGCTGCTGCTGCTCTTATTGCTATTGAGCTGGGCCTTGCGAGCTTAAGGGCTTGGCTTTTAAGTTTAGCAGTGGCATTGTTTGCGCCTGCCATTGTTCTTACTTTTTGGCAATGGCTTTTGGTCGTAGCGACCATTCGCTTCCTACTTATTGATCTTAATTCTTCTAAAAAATGACTTACGCTCCTTCGCTTTCTAGCCTCTTAGATGATGTTGCCATGTGTGCCATGGTACAGCTCATCCATTCGTATGAACCAGACGAAAGCTCAGGCGAAGAATACCCCACGGAGAAATGGTGCGAAGATATTGCTCGCACCTCCTACTACATGGCTGCGGCCATGATGGAGGCTCGTTCTTCTTTTCATACTTTTCTTCTTGAAGGTAACAATGGGGAAAAGGAAGTTGAAGCTTGATCCTCTTAACGATGGCAAAAGTTCTTTATGTTTAGTTGATTCAATGGGAAATAGCTTGTCTGTGGTTAATGATGCTCGGCAATCTTTTGATTCCGAAAGTATTGAATGGACAGAACGTGATGGTAAGCTGTTGCGTTATTTGGCAAAACATAACCATACTTCTCCTTTTCGTGGAGTGGTATTTAAATGGGCAATTAAAGCACCATTATTTGTCGCAAGGCAATGGTGGAAACATACAGTGGCATCTACTTATGTTGATGATCAATTGGGCTGGAACGAAAAAAGCTTTCGTTATTGCACAGCAGAAGAAGCTGAATTTTATGTGCCATGGGAATTTGCTAGGCAAAGCGAAAGCAATCGCCAAGCTTCTGCAGGCCCACTAGATAGCAAAAACCAGCAGTTGGCGCTTAGGCAATATATCGTTGCCTTGGAGTCGTCTAAGCAAGCCTATGAAGCATTGTTATTGATTGGTGTGAGCAAAGAGCAAGCCAGAGCAATCCTGCCCGCTGCGCTGTATACCAGTTTCGTTTGGACCTGTAGTTTACATGCACTATTCCATTTCATTTCATTACGAAAAGGCCATGGTGCTCAAGGTGAAATCATGGCTTACGCTGAAGCATTATTAACGCTTGGCTGTCAAGTTGCTCCTGAAGCCTTTGATGCCTTTGCTGAAAACAACTATCAATTTTAATCATGAACGATCCCGTGAATTCACCATCGCATTATACCACTGGTCGAATCGAATGTATAGATACAATTGAAGCTTCGATGACTCCGCAAGGATTCAAAGGATTCCTTAAAGGTAATTGCATTAAATATTTACATCGTTACGAAAATAAAAATGGCAAAGAAGATTTATTAAAATGCCAATGGTATCTAGAGCAATTGTTAACTTATCTTGATCGTGAAGATAGCTTCAGGAGATCAATTGAAGAAGCTGCAAGTATTGTTTTAAATGCTCCTGCTGATCCTGATAGTTACATGGTGCGTCATGGCCCATCAGAACGTTTATCTTGATCAGGCCGTTTGCCATTGCCCCATAGGAAATGGAAGGATTGGCATATCTTTTTCATGCAGTGGCAATGCTCGTTGTGTCGCTTCACACCAAGCTTCCCAGTCTGATAAATCAGTATGCGCACTAACAAAACTATTATTATAAATCCAACTCATTAATATCTCTTCGCGAGATTGTGACCAGAAACGTTGAGGACGCCACCATTCAAATAATGGTGAATTGCCCTTACTTGCATTGCAATTTAAACAGGAAGGAGTATTGTTCCATTTTGCGAAGTGTGGTCCTCCTTTGCTCTTTGGTATGATGTGATCAATAGTTAATTTCTCAGTCCATTTCCCGCAATAAGCGCAAGCACAATGTCCTAATGGTCCTTTCGTTGGGAAATCTTCAAAAATGCTCTTTCGATATCGACGTTTTGCATCACCAGGACGTAGTTCAGAAAGCGAATGGAGGAGTTCTTCAGGCCCATTGCTTATCCCCATGGTGATATTTGCTTGGCTTGTTTTAAGCTTAAAGCCTAATTTAATTGATAGTGGAAGTTGTAGAATGAATAAAAGGATTGATTTATTATCATGAAAGACTGGCAGGCAAAACTTGCGGATTTTGCGGTGGTGCTTACTGCCGGGATGCTTCTTGCCACTGGCAGCATGATGATGAGCGTAGGACATCAGCAGGTGAAAATCACCACTCAAGTGGAAAATATCACGGAAAAGCTTGATGTATTAACCGAAAGCATGAAAGGATTAGAAGAACGTGTGCGTTCTCTAGAAATAAAGCGCTAAACTTTATCTAAACGCTTTTATTCTTATGGAACCAATTCAATGGTTTATTATTGGTGGCATCCTTGTTGCTGCTGCAGACCAAATTCTTGACAATTCCCCATGGAAAAGCAACAACATTTTGCAATTGATCATGGATACGCTTAAGACTTTCTTTCGCGCTAGCAAGTGACTACTGTTGCCAACACTTGGCAAGGTGTTAGCCTCTACTCTCAAAAGGTAGGGGCTAAATTTCCTGATTTAGTAGCAGCTCAATGGGCAGTGGAAAGTGGCTTTGGGAAGCACTTCTCTGGTGCAAATAATCCATTTGGCCTTAAAGGGCATGGAACAAAACGTACCACGCAAGAATGGTACGATGGTCAATGGGTAACAATTCAAGACGGCTTTATTGATTTCCCTAGCTTAGCTGTTGCCATTGATTATTTAGTTAAACATTGGTATAAGGATTGGCAATCATATAAAGGAATAAATAGAGCAGCTAATCGTTACGCCGCTGCTCGTATGCTAAAAGAACAAGGTTATGCTACTGATCCTGATTATCCGGTGAAGCTATCAAAATTAATGAAGGAATATGCCCCTGAAACTGCTACTCCCATTGAGCCTAAAATTATGACACTCGTCGGACCCAAGAAACGCCCTCAAGATTTTGGTTTTAAAGCTGGTGATCATCATTTAGTAGTGAATGATGCCAATGAAACCATGAAAGCTTTTTCTTTTAGTGGAACGCTTCTATGGCAAATTCCTTGCTTAGCTCGTGGGCAATATTCAGATAAAGAATGGACGATTACTAATTCTGACACTCCCGTAGGTTTATATCGCATTGGTGCTATTTATCGTGATTATGAAAACGCAGGAGATAATCCTGCATATGATCGCACTTTAATGAGTTATGGCTGGTATAGCTTAGATATGGTAGAACTAGAGAATCAAGAAGCAAAACATGGCAGGGCTGGAATTATGATTCATTCGGGAGGTTCTCAATGCGGTTGGCCTGGGGCATGGGCACCAAATCAGCAATTGTTCCCTACATATGGATGCGTACGTTGTAAAAACATTGATCTGCGTGATAAAATTGTACCATTAACTAAAACTGGAGCAATATTTGTTAGTGTTTACCAAGAAATATGAGCAAAGATATTCCATTTAATGCATCATGCTATGAGCTAGCTTTATTCGCTATTCGCAAATGGCCTTCACTTGCCTTTAATCCATGGGTCAAAGCTTTATTGGCTTGGTGCAAGCCTGACTGGGCGCAATGGAAAACCGAACAAACTATAAAGAAAGTAGATGAGCAAGTTGTAGAATTAGTGAAGCAATGGGAAAAAGAAGAAAGGGTTGTAATTGCAACAAAGCTTGCAGAGAAGGCTAAGGAGCTGTTCCCTGCTGCTGAAATCACGCCCATGCCCAATGCCATCGTTCCTTCTGTGATGATCGTTCACGAGGCTCCTGATAGTGCTAGCGATGGGGTGAAAGCATTAGGTGGCGAATTACGCATCACTTGGACTTTAGATGGTTTAGGCTAAAAAAAGGTATTTTGTTTCCATGGAAATCATTGTTGGTTTGATAATGTTTTCCTTAGGAATGACTATGGCAAGTCGCATGTATCATCATTGCGTTCATCAATATCATCCTTCTTGCAAGGCTTCTGTTCAGCTTCAAGACCTTGATGGATAAGATTATGCAATTGCATATAATGCGCTAATCCATCGCCATAATCAAGATCAAAAACATCGTACATAGCATAACGATACGAACCTCTATCCAATACTTCCGCTTTGTACATTAACTTTGTGATTTGCCTAAATGCTTGGCTTTTATCATCACCATTAAGGCTATCCCACCAAGCATCATCTTCAGCATTCTGACACTTTTCAGCTTCGTTCCATGCTTTGCGTAAAGCTTTTAGCTCAGGAGAATTTATCCATTTAGTTGCGGATTGGTCATTATTTGGCGTAGTGTCTCCCATTTCAATGCTTCATTCTGATGATAATCATACCACCCTTCAATAGCTTCAAGCAATCCCTCGCGAGCTTTAACTGGTCCTTCATGCATCAATTCTTGCAATGCATCAGAAATTAATTCCACTTGGGCTTTGTAATGGTCGTCCATAGCGATAAAGCCTGAGGCCATAGATTTTCTATGGTAAATACCATCATAATGGTTTTATGCTTCCAATTCAATCATTTGACCATTTTCTAATTCCATATATGAGCCATCTTCCATCATCAAATAAAGACGTGTAATGCCACGACTAAGCGCATTGTGAAAAGCAAGAGCAATGGCAAGAATCATTACAAAATCCCCACTAAGCCGGAAGCAGTAGTGGAAGAAGATCTAATTCTTTTTACTTGCAATGGTAAAAAACTACCACCTGGTACATTGAACAAAGTGACTGGATTTGTATCGCCAGAACAAATAAGGCTGATATTACCAGTAAATCCTACATATACACCTGTAGTAATGGACGCTAAATCTGCTCCATCATTAGGGGTTATAGCAAATGCAAATCCACCTTGCAACCCATCTACATCCACTTCTCCTTCTACATTTACTGCGCTGCCATCAATGTCGCCTTTAATTAAAAAGGCTTCATACTGCTCGCCGCTAACAATGTTTTGGGCCATGGTAATTTTTATTTATTTCATTCATCTTAATGGTTTTAGCCGTTACCTTGTCCTCTCATTGGCTTCTTACCTTTTCGCCTTGGACGTGAATGCTTGCCTTGACCAATGGAAGTTAATTTAGGAACTCCAGGCTTATGGTCACGCTTGAGCCCTGCATTACCACCTTTGCTTTTTACTGTCATCCTGCCTCTAGGAAATACTGTGCATCATTAATGCGTATTGGCACTCGTTTGTTGACTGCCATTACTCTAGTAAATATTATACCCCCATGCGGCAACGTTGATCGAAGTGTCTGCCGCAGCAACAAGGATTTTAATTACAGATCAAGATGTTGGTGCACCTAGTCTAGCGAATTGCAACCCCGTGGAAATCCACGGGGTTAGTAGAGGCGTTGACTTATCGGTTTAGAGAGCTGCATAAATTTTCCATGCAGGACGACACCGCCCACGAGCTTGA